GATTCTGTTTTATCAATTTCGGAGAGAAGTTCATCTCTGATCAATTCATGATCTTTTACTCTCCCCTGGAAAATGAAATCCTTGAGGAGAATTTTCTTCATGCTTCTTCTCTTTTCTTCTTAGAACCAATATTATACTTTTGCTCTAGAGTCCACTCACTCTTCTCTTTGTATGCGATAACTTTGATTTGATTGAGTGGTGCGATATCAAAGATCTTTTCTTCCTCTAGAAGTTCAACTAGACCCCAATCAACTAGAAGTTTAACGATCCTGTTTCTTCGTTGAACATCATTTACGGTAATGTTTGCATACTTTCCATCAAGTGCAAACAGTTCTTTGAAGTGAACGATATAATACTTTCCTTGCTTGTGCAAGATATGGCAAGATTGGTATAACTTCTTTTCCTTACGAGAAGCAACACCGATACGGGTTAGAGTCTCACGAACCTTCAGGAAGTCATCTGGTTCACGAAGATTGATCTCTACCATCATGGAAGGAGACCAAGTAACCTGAGGTTCAACAATTTTTGTCATTTTTTTCCACCCTTTTCAATCTTAGATTTGATAAAATTAATTTGTTCTTTGGAAAGAATTCTTAAAGCTTCTTTTGATTTCTCATTGGAGTAACCATAGTATTGTTTAATGGCATCCAGATCATCAATCTTCTCTTTACGAATCCAAGGAGAAAATCTTTTCTTTTTCCTCAGACTATTTAGCAAAAATGAATATTGCATATCTTTGTCAAGGTGATGATTCTTGTTCATCTCATTGGCAAACATAATCGCATCAAGGTGTCCAGACAGACACTTATTTACGATGAAAGGTGGGTATTGTTTAACGATATCGGGGTTTTCTTTAATAAGGTCTTCCTTATTAAAGTTTAATGAGTTCATCCAATCTTTCAGTTCCATTGTTCCTCTAGTGGTGTGAGTGGAGTAAGAGAGTAGTTTGTAACCAAAAGTTCAGTCTTCACATTGTCCTGAGTATTCTTGTCACCACGGTGAACCATAGAGTAACGTAGTTTCCAATACTCAAGGTGATAGTCCTTATACAATTCAAGGAGACGATCATTCACATTGTAAGTGATCATGAAGTTATGAGGACATTTATAAACCCTTGCGGCAAATAAATAATGATCAAATGACTTGTGCATCTCACGGTTCTTTCCATACAGAAAGTCTTTGATATCATAAGGAGGATCAAGGAACACAAAAGTATTCTCAGGACCATCAGCATTCATTACTTCAGAGTAATCAATGTTAGTGATTTTCCAGTTCTTAATTAGTTGCGAGAACTGAGCAAGTTTATCTGCACCAACCAGAGAGAAGTTGGAGTTAGCAGCAGTACGTGAGAAAGTGCTGTTCTCAGTCAGACCAGAGTAACTACACTTGTTCATGATGAAGAAAGCAACTGCCTTCTGGAAATCATCATAGGTATCAATCTCAGCAGCATACTGGTTGAACAGTTCCTTAGCAAACTTGTCCTTCTCTTCTTGTGTGCCACTCTCAAGCATCTTCTCTTTCTGCTCCCTGACACTCTCAGAGAGGTCTTGACCACGATCACGCAGTTGTACCCAGAAGTTGTATAGGGGCACATACAGGTCATTGATCCAGACAGGAATATCTGGATTTGCCTTGGTCACATCAATAGCAATAGAACCACCACCAATGAATGGTTCACGATATTCGGTGATGACTTTGGGATACCATTGAGAAAGAGTTTTGATTGCTTTGGACTTGCCTCCAGGATAACGGAGAGGAGTCTTCAATGCTTTCATAATAAAAAGGAAAAATCAAACGATCAGTTTCTTTTCGTCAGGAGTAATCAGTTTGCTCCCGAAGATCTCATTATACTTCTTTTTCACAGCAGAGTCAACGTTGACCATATACACAATGAAGTCCCGAGACAACTGAATGTCAGGATCTTCTTTGTCAATGACAGTTGCCCATGGTGCGAATCCAACATTCTGAGCACCAGGTAGAACCACTAGACCGTTCTTAACAGTAATAGTGTTCTCATCTTCAGTGACTAGTTCTGCAATCACTTCTTCACCCGTAATGATACGGAGTAGTTTTACATCAATCATTTTGAATACAGTTTAGTGTCAGGTTTATATAGAAGAACTCCATCTACTTTTTCTAGGAGTTCAAACATTCGTCCAGCAAGAAGACGATATCCAGTTCCAACATACAGTTGTCCAAGAAGGACAGTAGCAGTCATAACTGCCCAGAAGTAGTAATACATTCTGGACTTCTTTTGTCTTGGTTGTTTCATTTGAATTTACACTCCACCATAATTTCAGTTAGTGCGGCTAGAACATTAATTTCCTGATCAGCAACAAAAGCAATTTGATACTGATACTTTGCAATGATCAAAACTGCTGCGGCAAGAGAAGGTCCATCAACAGCATCTGCAAGACCATCATAAACCCTACGAAGGATTAGGTTAGGATCATTATCTAGATTAGATGTGACCCACTTGCGAACATAACCAAAGTCTTTCTGCTTGAGGTTCTTGATTAGATCCTCAACACTTACATCAGAGAACTGAGCAAGAATAGCACTATCAATCTTACCTGACACTGAGTATCGTTGACACTCATTAAGAACACGTCTCCAGTCAGGGAAGTGCTTATTGATAAGTTCTACCAGGACCTTCTGATCATATTCAACACCTTCTGCAGCCAAGATTTCTTGGATGCGTTTGAAGAACTTTGCTGCGAGTTGTGGTTTGTCTTTCCCTTTAATTCCGAACTCGACCACCGCGCATCGGGAGTGGAGAGGTTCGATAATTTTGTTTTTGAAATTGCAGGTGAAGATGAATCGGCAGTTGTTATAAAATGTCTCAATATTTGCCCGTAGGAGGAGCTGTACATCGTGGGTCGTGTTGTCAGCCTCGTCAATAATGATGACTTTGTGCTTTGCATCAGATGCCGAAAGTGAGACGGTCGAAGCAAAGTTCTTTGCCTGGTTCCGTACTGTGTCCAAAAATCGTCCTTCATCAGATCCGTTAATAACGTAATAATCGACACCCAGTTGCTCACAGAGTGCCTTTGCCACTGTAGTTTTACCACAACCAGCAGGTCCCGCAAGTAGCAAGTTAGGGATTTCTTGCTTATTTAGAAAGTCCTTGAACATAGTCTTTGTATGCTCAGGAAGAATACAGTCATCAATGGTTTTGGGTCGATACTTTTCAACCCAAAGAAAGTCAGTCTTGTTCATAATTAATTAAAGTTGTGCAGGTTGCGCCAGACAGCACCGATGCTCATGTGACCATGGAAGTATCCTGCTACTATAATAGCAAGGGTTGAGCAAATAGTCAAAGCAAATGGGATAATTCCTTTGGGAAATTCCCTCCGAGCAATCTCGGTGATGAAGTGGGTCTGGTCCTTCATCTCATCAGGTAGTTCCTCAGACCATGTGAACTCAGAACTTGTTTCGTCAAGAGTTGGTTCAAACATTTCATCAACCTCAACCAAGTAAAGAAGAGTTGGTGTATGAGTTGCTCTTGCTTCTTCAACATCTGGGAACATATAGTTTGAGAACCCTACAAGTTTGAAGTTTGGATAGTATCTTCCAACCTCTCTGGTATGAACTCTTTCAGCAAGTTCTTGAATAGTTTCCTTAAACCTAAGTCTTCCTCCAATAACCCAGAACACACCCTTTACAGGTTCTTGTGTTCGTTTGATTAGGAGAAATTTATTCTTATATCTAAACGCAAAGTCCACGCAAAAAATTGGCATGGACTTCATTATCTTTTGATATTCTTCTTCTGGTATAAACATATCAAATCCACTCTGGTTTGCGATGGGGCAACCGAAGATAATTATCTTTTACCCAAGGTTTAGATGCAATATACATCTTATATTTTGTATAGATGTCAACAGTGTCGTCATACTTGAACTCATCAGGTCCTGCAAACACAAAATCTTTAGGACCCTTTCCACTACGTCCCGTAGGATCTCCAGTAGGAAGAATTTCTTTTGCAGCATTCAGAGTTGTGAAACAGGTATGGACCTTACCATAACGAGAAGCATACTCAGAACAAAGAGCAAATCCATGAGCAAGTAACCACTGCCAATTCATTACATAATCATTTGCCCATATGGTGCATGGGTGATTACGAAAAGCACCCTTCTCAGTAGCATAGGGAGTTCCGTCTGCTCTGGGAAGAGTGCCAAATCCATGTCCCCATTTGTCTGAACATACGATAGCAAGCATCTGACAAGTCTCTAGAGGCATCTTGACGATGTGCTTATCAGGTAGAACCCTTGCAGACTTCCAAGGATCGGGGTCAGTGACAAAGATGTTCATAATATTTTTGACAAAGAGATCGTCAGTAGGAATGCTATCATTATAACCACATCCCACGACTTTGTGCGAATAAAATATGGAATTGAAATCGCATCTGCAACAAGATTTAATGTAACTCCAGTCGTAACATCAACATGAAGAATAATAAAATATGCAGCAATAACTCCAATACTTCCAATTATTCTCAAGGTAACATCAGGAGTTACCGATAGTTTGAGTTCAGAAGTTTTCTGCATTTGTGTTTTGTTGGTGAACATCCAGTATGAATATACCTACCATCAAATACAATAAGACGATTTGGTTTTGGTTCAACACTTTTCTTTACAGTGAAGTTTCTCATATCACTATGATTGACTTGAATACCAGTATCTCTTTCATTAAAGATTACAGTATTACCATCAGTTTCATTCAAATATAAAATTGATGAATAATGAAATTTTCCAGGATAGTCAACATGAGGTCCATGTACAGCACCATCATAACTTTGCAAACACATATCTGCTCTTACTCTCATAACCTCTTTGGCACCGAGATAAGATTTTACTTTTAAAGCAAATGGATAAATTTGGTCTGCTACTTTACTCCTGGGTTTATCATTGTCAACAAGGAGATGAGAAAATCCCTGCCTATTCGATTTAATTCCATTTACAGTGTATTCGGGATCACCCGCATAAGAAGCATCATCACTGTAATACCACGGAAAATAAGCATCATTCATAAGGTCATTGACGATAAAATCAAAGTAAGACTTATCAAGAAAATCGTCAATGACCTCAACAAACTTAGTCCTCATAGTAAGAATCTGGTTCAAGGGCAATCCAATAAGTTAGGTTCTTATCAGAGTTGACAAACTTAGAAAGAAGTTTCTTAGAAATAGAAACTTGATAACTACCAGGAAGAATCTTGATGTTCTCTACCTTGAAGTTAAAACTAAACTTGTGCTCTGTCTCACCAACAATGATTGAGAAGTCATTAGAAGTATCATTTTTACGATCAGATACTACCAGTTTGACAACACCATTCTCACCAACAACAGATAGATCTGGAAGTTGATAGACGGCAGATGCTTTGAGAAGTTTGTCTAGTTGCTGAGTATTAAGATCGAAAGAGATCTCTTCAGAAGTCAGAACAATGTCTTTCTCAGGAGGACTGATGATCACATTAGGATCAGCAAAGAAATACTTAGAACGCATCTTACCTTCACGGATGACCATGTAGGAATCGTTCTCAATATCAAGTTCAGGACTCTGGTGCAGACTCAGACCATTTAGAAACTGGTTCAAATCATAGATACCAAAGTCTTTAGGGAAGTCTTCAGTCACTTCAACTTCAGCAAGAATGTTCTTCATCACACTAATAGTGCGTAGTTTCTTGCCCTCTTTGAACAGAAGAGACTGGTTAATGTTAGAAAAGTTTTTGAGAATATTTACAGTTGAATCAGAAAGTTTCATAATCACCTTTGGGTTGTTTGTGTAGACCAGAGAAGTGGTAAAGGAGGACGCAATAATGAATTGCTTTCAGGATGTCTTGCTTAGACTTTCCACCCTTCTTACCAAAACGAGAAAGATACTTGATTGCATTAGAACGGCAGAATGGTTCTGCATCACCAATACTCTCAATCAGATCAAGTGTCTGTGTCTTACTCTCTTTAGAAGTGTAATGTGCTTGATAAGTTGAAGATAGGTATTCACGTACCTCCTTCATGGTTAGATCTTCCTCGTACTTCCAAAAACCATTGGTTGCAAGTTGATCAAGATTTAGGTCAATTCGGTCTTCACTCATAGATGAAATAGGTATGTTGATATTAAGAGTTCCATCTTCGTTTACTTCATAGTCATCGTAGATGGGTCGGTCATCTGCCAAAGGACGACCGTCATTGTTGAAATTGAAGAAACTCATTTCTTCGTCACTAGATCCGTACATTTCGTCGTATAAAAAACTCCAAGAAGTCATAATAATCCTCTCAAATTATATCAGGAATTGGGTTCAGTGTCAACATCCATTTGGAAGTCAGCATCAATCTTATCATAGAGTTCCATAAAGGACTGCTTGGTTTCATCATCAAAACGATTGACACAAACACCGATTGCCTTTGCCTTGTCCCTGAAGATACTGAAAGCACGAACAATATGAACTAGACGACGAGTAGAGATGATCTCATCAACACCACCATCATAGAAGGTCTTGCGGATGATGTCTGCCCAATCAGCAAGACGTTTGTAGAAATCTACTTCCGCAAGACCAAGTTCTACACCAACGTTATAAAGAATCTTAGTCTCAGTGGTGGGAGAAGGATATGCTTGCTCAAAGGTAACAGGGAAACGTTCTAGGAAGGCTTCGTTGAGCACGTTAGTTCCAATGAATCTCCCGTCGTCTGAACCTTTACCTTTAGTGTTGGCT